AAGTACAGAACGCTGTCATGGTTAAGTTCGACACATGTGAAAACATCACCGTTGATATGGTTATTAGCGCACAGGAATTGTTGCAGGAAGACATGGCAACATTCGACGGACATATCGTTGAAGCGTTGATGAAAATGCCAGAAGTTAACGCCATGTATCCGGAGCTTAAGTTGCACGCCATTGGGTGGGTTAAGCATAAATGTATTCCTGGTGCTAAATGGCCCGAAATTCAGGCAGAGATGCGCATCTGGAAAAAACGTCGCGAAGGTGAACGCAAGGAAACCGGAAAATACACGTCTGTTGTTGATCTCGCCCGCGCCAGAGCCAATCAACAGTACACTGAAAATTCAACAGGAAAAATCAGCCCGGTCATTGCTGCCATTCATCGCGAATACAAGCAGACATGGAAAACACTGGATGACGAACTGGCCTACGCTCTCTGGCCTGGTGATGTGGATGCCGGAAACATTGACGGCAGCATCCATCGCTGGGCAAAAAATGAAGTTATCGACAACGGCCGCGAAGACTGGAAGCGTATCTCGGCATCAATGCGCAAACAGCCTGATGCCCTTCGCTACGACCGCCAGACTATTTTTGGCCTTGTCCGTGAACGTCCGATCGACATTCACAAAGATCCCGTAGCACTGAACAAATATATCTGCGAATACCTGACGACAAAGGGCGTGTTTGAGAATGAAGAAACAGACCTGGGCACTGTTGATGTTCTCCAGTCATCAGAAACACAAACTGATGCAGTGGAAACTGAGGTATCTGATATCCCAAAAAATGAAACCGCGCCGGAAGCTGAACCATCTGTAGAGCGTGAGGGGCCGTTCTACTTCCTCTTCACCGACAAGGATGGCGAAAAATACGGTCGCGCAAACAAACTTTCTGGTCTGGATAAGGCGCTGTCTGCTGGGGCTACTGAAATCACGAAAGAAGAATATTTCGCCCGCAAAAACGGTACATACTCAGGTTCACAACAAAATACTGGTGCATCTGACACGACCGCACAACCAGGGCCGGTAAAAGTTACCGCTGACGAAGTAAACAAAATTATGCAGGCAGCCAATATCAGCCAGCCTGACGCCGATAAGTTACTTGCTGTATCGCGTGGTGAATTTGTTGAGGGGATTAGCGCCCCTAATGATCCGAAATGGGTCAAGGGGATCCAGACTCGCGATTCTGTGAACCAGAACCAGCATGAATCGGAACGGAACTACCAAAAAGCGGAACAAAACAGCCCAAATGCGTTACAAAACGAGCCAGAAACGAAACAACCTGAACCAGTAGTGCAACAGGAACCGGAAAAGATCTGCACCGCCTGCGGTCAGAGCGGTGGCGGCAACTGCCCTGATTGTGGTGCGGTGATGGGTGACGCAACATACCAGGAAATATTCGATGGAGAGAATCAGCCTGAAGTTCAGGAAAATGATCCGGAGGAAATGGAAGGCACTGCGCATCAGCACAAGGAGAACACTGGCGGCAATCAGCATCATGCCAGCGATAGTGAAACTGGCGAGGCGTCAGATCCCTTAATTAAGGCGAACGGTCATCATAATCTCACATCCACCAGCAGAGCGGGGATTCATCTGATGATCGACCTTGAAACCATGGGAAAAAATCCCGATGCCCCGATTATCTCAATAGGTGCAATATTTTTCGATCCGCAAACCGGAGATATGGGACCGGAATTTAGTAAGACTATCGATCTGGAAACTGCTGGCGGAGTCATTGATCGGGACACCATTAAATGGTGGCTTAAACAATCACGCGAAGCGCAATCTGCCATTATGGCCGATGAAATCCCGTTAGATGATGCACTGTTACAATTGCGGGAATTTATCGACGAAAACTCCGGTGAATTTTTTGTTCATGTCTGGGGAAATGGAGCCAACTTCGACAACACGATTTTGCGCCGTTCATACGAACGGCAGGGGATCCCCTGCCCGTGGCGTTACTACAACGATCGCGATGTACGCACAATCGTTGAGCTGGGGAAAGCCATAGACTTCGATGCCAGAACGGCTATTCCATTCGAAGGTGAGCGCCATAATGCACTTGATGACGCCCGTTACCAGGCAAAATACGTTTCAGCTATCTGGCAAAAACTGATCCCGAGTCAGGCTGATTTTTAATGTTCAACCCTAATTGCCGCTAACCGTATATAGTTAGCGGCGGTTATGAGATATAGCTATGAGCAGCTTATTTTTAACCGAAGATGAATTGCTAATATTAACGGGCTGCAAATATGCAAGCCACCAGCGAAAATGGTTAATGGAAAACGGGCTTCCGTTCTATACCAATCGTAGTGGCAAACCGATTGTCAGCCGGGAGCTATTTACCTGCAATAAAACTTTACCACCACGCGAGGTAGAGCCGAATTTTGGTGCGATCTGATGGGAAGACGAAGGAAAAATCCTGAACACGAAAAATTACCTCCAAATGTATACCCAAATAAATATAGTTATGCATGGAAACCAACATCCAGAGAATCTGTAACACTAACCGCCATCAAGGATGGTTTAGCTGCTTTATGGAAAAAGTATGAGGAAACTGTAAATAATCGCGATCGTGCAATGACATTCGGTCGCTTGTGGGAAAAATTCCTCGCCAGCGCCTATTACAGTGACCTCAGTCCAAGAACACAAAAAGATTATCTGCAACATCAAAAAAAGTTGCTTGCCGTATTCGGTAAGGTGCCGGCAGATTCCATAAAACCAGAACACATCCGTCGATACATGGACAAGAGAGGGGAGCAGAGTAAAACGCAAGCCAACCATGAAAAAAGCAGTATGTCCCGCGTTTACAGTTGGGGGTATGAGCGAGGGTACGTGAAGGGTAACCCATGTGCAGGTGTAAGTAAATTCAAGGCCAAAAACCGCGAACGATATGTAACCGACAAAGAATACCAGGCAGTATTAAGCGTTGCACCTCTTCCTGTTTTTATCGCAATGGAAATTGCCTATCTGTGTGCAGCGAGGGTTTCCGATGTGTTATCGCTGAAATGGGAGCAGATTGGAAACGACGGGATCTTTATCCAGCAAGGGAAAACAGGAAAAAAACAGATAAAAGCATGGAGTCCACGATTACAGGCGGCGATCGAAAAAGCAAAACAGTTACCAACATCCGCCTATGTAATCAGCAATCAATACGGCAACCGATATATGTACAAAGGCTTTAACGAAATGTGGGTAGAAGCAAGAAATCGCGCAGGCAAAATTTCAGGTATTTTAACCGACTTCACCTTTCATGATCTGAAGGCGAAAGGAATTTCAGACTATGAAGGAAGCAGTCGGGATAAGCAACTTTTCTCTGGTCACAAAACCGAGGGGCAAGTGCTAATCTATGACAGGAAGGTTAAAGTTTCACCGACACTTGATGTCCCGTTACCTGAAAATATTCCAAGAAAATATTCCAAGTAATTCCAAGTGTGATTTTTGTCACTGACTTAATGATGTATAAGTGATTGAATTTTGGCGGAGAGAGGGGGATTTGAACCCCCGGTGGAGTTGCCCCCACTCCGGTTTTCGAGACCGGTCCAATCATCAAACGAAACATAAAATTAATTCACATTATGAGGAAAAGTATCTTTTTTGTACTATGTAAATTCAAAGACTTAGCCTCATTTCCCCGATGGTTTTCTCAACACTACTGGTTGTGAGCCCTTGCAATGTTCATTAATATACGTCTCACAAATAATTCATAGATATTGCAAAATGGATATTACTGAGTTTCCTTCTGGAGTAATTGAACACCTTGGCTGGTATGTATACCGATTGATTGATCCGAGGGACGGAAGCACCTTCTATGTAGGGAAAGGCAAAGGTAACCGCGTATTTGCCCATATGCGCGGTGAAGTGGCAGCGACTGATGATGACGAGTTACTGAGCAACAAGCTAAAGCAAATTAGAGAAATAAGGTTAGCAGGACTTGAGGTTATCCATGTCATCCATCGACACGGAATGACTGATGAAAAGACGGCGTACGAAGTCGAAGCAGCACTTATTGATGCCTACCCTGGGTTAACGAATATCATGAATGGTGCTGGCAGCAATGAATTCGGCGCCGCGCATGTCAAAGAGTTGATAGCAACATATCAACCCGAAACCATAACATTTCATCATAAAGCATTAATGATTTCCGTTAACAGAAGTGCAAAGGATTCAGAGTTTTATGATGCGGTTCGATTTAGCTGGCGCATTAATGTCTCTCGCGCCAGCCAAGCAGAAGTCATTCTTGCTACTGTAAGGGGGATCGTTCGAGGGGTTTTCATTGCTGATAAATGGCTCAAATCAACACGTGAAAATTTCCCTACGATGAAATACTGGGACGAGGATCCGGACTTTGAGGCAACACAAAGTTCTCGCTATGGTTTTGAAGGTCGAGAAGCCCCACCTGAAATAGCAAATCTTTATCTTGGAAAAAAAATACCAGATGAATTAAGAAAAAAAGGAGCTATGTCCCCGGTCCGTTACTCACCTAATTTTTGAGTCTTTAAGTGATAAGCATAAACCGCAGCACGATCTTCTTGCATACGACGTGCTACGGTTTCATTTATCTCCGACCGGAAACTTCTTATACAGTGTCGATATACCAACATCATAGATGATCGCCACCTTCTGGCGAGGAACGCCTGATGCAATTAATCGTCCGGCCTGCTCCCATTGTTCTGGTGTAAGTTTGGGGCGACGTCCACCAATTCGTCCCTGTGCGCGAGCTGCTTCCAGTCCAGCTTTTGTTCGTTCAACAATCAGTTCACGCTCCATTTCAGCCAGGGCACCCATCACATGAAAGAAAAAGCGCCCCATTGGGGTACTGGTATCAATTGAATCCGTCAGACTACGAAAGTTGATGCCTCGTTCGCGCAACTCCTCCACCAGCACGACAAGATGCCGCATACTGCGCCCCAGTCGGTCCAGTTTCCAGACCACCAGCGTGTCACCTGCCGATAATGTCCTGAGCAGCTTTTTCAGTCCTGGTCTGTCGGACTTTGTACCGCTTATCTTGTCTTCAAAAATCAGCTCACATCCTGCACAGTTCAGCGCATTACGTTGTAGATCTGTGTTCTGGTCATTTGTTGACACACGTACATAGCCAATAAGCATGGTAGATCTCCCTGACAAAAGCAGGAATGATGCCATTTGCTCGTTATTTCTGCATTTTCATAAACGTTGGTTTGGGAGAAGCGGCAAAACGGAATGTGGGAACAGGGGAAAATCAGATACCTAGTATGTCAGAATGGACATCTGGGACAGGATGGAATAGAGACCCGTCGGGGAGAATAATACAGCGGGGATTTGCTATGACATCAAGTCAAACTAACATTTTATTCCCGATACCATTTCCGTATGACGATTTCGAAGTTATCGTTTGTGCAGCAGATACAGGAGCAAATAAAGGGGCCGTAAATGTGTTGCGAAAATCGAGGCAGGGGTTTTCTGTTTCACAGGTTGGAAGTATGCCAGTCGCATACAGATGGATAGCGGGGTGATTGAAATGTATAAATTTGATCCAAAGAATGCATTATTCTATCCTGCTGCGTCAATTTCCGATTATAAATTGAGCGAAGATGAAATCGCCACATTCACTGATATTAGCGAGGAGGATGCAACCGAGTTTTTAGGATTCCCGCCGACTGGAAAAATCAGAGGGTCGGACGGTTATGGCAATCCTGCATGGGTTGAAATACCTCCACCATCACATGAGGAACTTATTGAACAGGCCGAATCAGAGAGGCAATTATTGATTAACCATGCCAACGAATACATGAACAGTAAACAATGGCCTGGTAAAGCGGCTATTGGTCGTCTGAATGGTGAGGAACTGGCGCAATATAATTTGTGGCTGGATTATCTGAACGCACTGGAACTGGTTGATACCTCCAGTGCGCCAGATATTGAATGGCCTACGCCTCCGGCAGTTCAGGCCAGATGACATCCGGCGCGGTGCTGGTATCTGTTGCCGTCACCGCGTCAATGTAATCCAGCACAGCGTTAAGTCGGGTGGTTTCTGCCTGCGTCAGTTTACGTCCGGCCTGCAATTTCAGTTGAATCAGACTGATGGAAGCCATTGCAGTATCAATCAGCGACTGGCGCTGTGCTTCTGCTGCATCTACTGCGGCGCTATGCTGTGCCCCGGTATCCGTCACCCATTTCTCACCATCCCATTTATCATATGGCGTTAACGGGGCGATAGTGGTTGTATTTTCAGGGTAATCACCCGGAGCTGTGATTTCTTTCGATTCTCCTGTTTCGGTGCTATAGATGATTTCACCGCGATGGTCTGGCACATATTCCCATGAGTTAAAATCTGCAGAACGGCAGATTGCATAACCAGCTTTATGTGTAACTGGTGCATCTAAACAAGAACATTCCGGGATACCGACGCCAACCGCAAGATATTCAGTTGATGTGGAAATATATTCCCGCGTTTCACCATCATAATTATAAATGGTAATGTCTCCCGCTTTTATGGCAATGAGTTCGTTATTTAATACGGCTTTATTCATCAGGCAGCTCTCACGATATAATTAAAGGCAATGTTACGAGGACGGTTTTCGTTTGCAGTTGGAACAATTCTTGAAGCATCAAGGCCAATCACTTTTGGGTAAACAGCGCCATCTGTTCTTTCAGTCACCATACTTCTGGTTAAGGAGAAATAACTATTGTTCGTTGAGGGATTCAAAGGCACCACTGCCCCCTTAAACGAGCCTGCTGATTCCCATATTGAATAATTTTCGGTGTTTACAGTCTTGAACTCACCATAGATATTACGTATGGCATCGCCCTGAGCTGATAATATTGCCCTCCCCGTATCCATACCACGTCCGTCATCCCAGCCACGAATAAACTCACCACGTAAATCAGGCAATTTATTTGTCGGGTAAGCCTTTGCCAGTTCCGGGTATTCTTCAGCAGAAAAAGCCGCACCGTTGCATTTCAGCCAGCCTGTTGGCGGAGTGGCGGAAGGCCACGGAACAGGCACACCAACGGGTAATGCCGAACCTTCTCCCAAACCAAGGTTTTCGAGAGCCATTTTCACCGTGCCATCCGATTTGATATCGCCAAACGGATTCTTGCGGCTTAACAGCAGCGCGCGAAGCGCGGTAAGTAGCTGGTCGTGCCGCCCCTTCTCCAGGCTGGCACCGGACGCCTCCACAACGCTGCAAAGCTCCTCCTGCAACATGTCAAAGTAGTCATCATCCAGATCGGTGGCAGGCGTGCCGGTCTGGGGGTTACCACGGGTAAAACCGTTCTTACCCGCGCCGAACTTATCCTTCTGCGCGGTTTTCGTGTCTATACGATGCATGGATTACTCCGGATATTTAAAAATTACGTAGGTATGCGACGGGCAGAGTTTGTTAAGCACACATTCGACAACGGTGTCGCCCCAGATACGCGGTGCGGAATCACAGGGATCGCCACATGTCATCCAGGTGGTGTTGGTGGCGGCTGGCATGTTGACCTGCCAGTAATACCGCCATTCAGGCGCGTTCACAGCGTCAGTACAGGCCGATGAGCAGGTGAACGTACTTTTGTCGTATCGCGTGATGGTAGCATCTGGTCTGCCCAGGGCAGCAAGCTGTGCAAGATAAAAATCCTCGTTGATGCCACCCGACAGGTTAACCTTCGCATCCAGCCGTTGCTGACGCTGGCGAAGGGTCTGTGTCCCTGTAGGAATACATTCATCTGGCAGGCCGCACAGACGCTCCCAGCGGTTTATCAGTTCGGTGGTGGTGCGCGGATCCAGCTCCCGCATCAGGGCATNAACTGAAATTGCAGGCCGGACGTAAACTGACGCAGGCAGAAACCACCCGACTTAACGCTGTGCTGGATTACATTGACGCGGTGACGGCAACAGATACCAGCACCGCGCCGGATGTCATCTGGCCTGAACTGCCGGAGGCGTAGGCCATTCAATATCTGGCGCACTGGAGGTATCAACCAGTTCCAGTGCGTTCAGATAATCCAGCCACAAATTATATTGCGCCAGTTCCTCACCATTCAGACGACCAATAGCCGCTTTACCAGGCCATTGTTTACTGTTCATGTATTCGTTGGCATGGTTAATCAATAATTGCCTCTCTGATTCGGCCTGTTCAATAAGTTCCTCATGTGATGGTGGAGGTATTTCAACCCATGCAGGATTGCCATAACCGTCCGACCCTCTGATTTTTCCAGTCGGCGGGAATCCTAAAAACTCGGTTGCATCCTCCTCGCTAATATCAGTGAATGTGGCGATTTCATCTTCGCTCAATTTATAATCGGAAATTGACGCAGCAGGATAGAATAATGCATTCTTTGGATCAAATTTATACATTTCAATCACCCCGCTATCCATCTGTATGCGACTGGCATACTTCCAACCTGTGAAACAGAAAACCCCTGCCTCGATTTTCGCAACACATTTACGGCCCCTTTATTTGCTCCTGTATCTGCTGCACAAACGATAACTTCGAAATCGTCATACGGAAATGGTATCGGGAATAAAATGTTAGTTTGACTTGATGTCATAGCAAATCCCCGCTGTATTATTCTCCCCGACGGGTCTCTATTCCATCCTGTCCCAGATGTCCATTCTGACATACTAGGTATCTGATTTTCCCCTGTTCCCACATTCCGTTTTGCCGCTTCTCCCAAACCAAGGTTTTCGAGAGCCATTTTCACCGTGCCATCCGATTTGATATCGCCAAACGGATTCTTGCGGCTTAACAGCAGCGCGCGAAGCGCGGTAAGTAGCTGGTCGTGCCGCCCCTTCTCCAGGCTGGCACCGGACGCCTCCACAACGCTGCAAAGCTCCTCCTGCAACATGTCAAAGTAGTCATCATCCAGATCGGTGGCAGGCGTGCCGGTCTGGGGGTTACCACGGGTAAAACCGTTCTTACCCGCGCCGAACTTATCCTTCTGCGCGGTTTTCGTGTCTATACGATGCATGGATTACTCCGGATATTTAAAAATTACGTAGGTATGCGACGGGCAGAGTTTGTTAAGCACACATTCGACAACGGTGTCGCCCCAGATACGCGGTGCGGAATCACAGGGATCGCCACATGTCATCCAGGTGGTGTTGGTGGCGGCTGGCATGTTGACCTGCCAGTAATACCGCCATTCAGGCGCGTTCACAGCGTCAGTACAGGCCGATGAGCAGGTGAACGTACTTTTGTCGTATCGCGTGATGGTAGCATCTGGTCTGCCCAGGGCAGCAAGCTGTGCAAGATAAAAATCCTCGTTGATGCCACCCGACAGGTTAACCTTCGCATCCAGCCGTTGCTGACGCTGGCGAAGGGTCTGTGTCCCTGTAGGAATACATTCATCTGGCAGGCCGCACAGACGCTCCCAGCGGTTTATCAGTTCGGTGGTGGTGCGCGGATCCAGCTCCCGCATCAGGGCATCCGCACGCTGATGAACGCGGGTTAATGACGGTGCTGCACCGGCAATCGCCGGATCGCTGGCTGACCACGCCGGACCGGGCGGCAGCAGTGCCGACAACAGACGGATGTAATCATCGTTTGTCACGTCCATGAAATCGTCCCCAGAACCGCCAGTTCATTTTTTGCAATGGAGATATTGTCCGCCGGTGCAAGCAACTGATGGCTGTATTCCCCGTTCGCACCGGAAATCGCCTCACTGATACGCGATACCTTCAGTTCTCCCTGCGGATAACCATCACGCAGCAGGAACGAACGCAACTCCGCGGTAATGGCAGCCCGTATTTCTGGTGTGTCCGGCGTCACGCGGATATGAAAATCCACCGTATGTGCCACCGGCCTGAATACATACAAATCAGAGCCTGCCACCGGAGCCAGTGGCTCAATGTGTTGTCTTGCCGCCGTTTCCGTTGATTCTTCCGGAATGGGGTTAATCAGGTCGCTGCTGGCAATCATCACACCGACAGTCCCCGTTCCCATCCAGTGTCGGTATGTCCATGCGCGGGTAATGCCGGGAACTTCTTTAGCCCAGACAACATAGTCCCCGTCAGCCCCGCTCTGAGGCGTCCAGTAATACCGCTCAATGACGCGGGCGCGCCACGTTTCCAGCTCTTCAGTATCAAATCCACCTGTCAGGGTATCTGCCACGCCGGAAGACGGCAGACCATTCACCGGCGTGACCAGGATTAATGCCGTACCGTCGTCAGCGTTACCGACCGCGCCTGTAGTTGAGCAAGTGATCGGCACACGCAGGACACCACCGGAGCTGGTTGCATCGGCAGTTGCCGTGTACTGAACCAGGTCATCGCGCTGAATCACGCTCCCGGCGGTCACCTTCAGGCCATCGCTGACACCTTCCCAGCGCATATACCCACTGGCAGCCGTGGCTCCCTTGCGCGGACACCGTTTCATCGCAGCATGTCGCGCCAGCCAGGACTCATCGCACAGGTCAGGCAGCATGTTCATTGCCAGATAATCGATGTAACCGTAAACCGTATGCAGCGCCGCCGCATACACCTTTGCCCGCACGTCTTCATCCATGCGCCGGAGCGTGTCGCTGACGTCCAGCCTGGCGAATAAATCGTTACGGAGCATACTGATATTTTCTGCCAGCGTCGGGCGCTGAAATTCACTGTCCGCCATGCGTTATCGCACTCCACAGATCATCAAAAGAAATCATTACCGGTCCGTCACGACGCCAGAGAGTGATACTGTTACCCAGTTCATTAATCCCGGTGCGGCGGATATCCAGATCAATACGGGACACCACGCCGTCATCAATCATCCATTGCAGGCATTCGCGGATATACCCCCTTACCGTCTGCACCAGCTGATTGGTCAGTTTGCTGCGCTGAAGCAGCCACAGTCGGGAGCCGTAACGGTCATTCTGTACCGCAGGCCAGGTATCCCCCCACCATCCCATCGGGACGTCGGCATTGTCATCAGGTTCAGCCCGCCGCCAGGTGAACAGGGAAATCACCACGGCACGGGTCAGCGGATCCAGCGGTGCGCTGGCGCAGGTGCGTTTACCGTTCACCGTCAGCCACAGTTCCATCATGCCTCCATCGCTTTATCAGGTTTGTCGGTGTTACTGCCCTGACCGTTCTCTCTGTGACGATGCCCGTTATAGGCAAGCCGCATCGCTGACATGGTGGTGCCGCTGGAGTCGCACAGGTCTTTCACCTGTCCGGTCACTTCCAGGTCCATTTCAAAACGAGCCTTAGGCGCATTGCGAAACGTGATCGTTTTACCTGCACCGTCCACCACGATCCCCTCCCGGGTCAGCGTCACGGACTGCCCCTGATCGTCATAGACAGCCACCTCACCCGTCTGCAGCCCTTTCAGGCGGTAGCGCCGGTCCGACACCGTAACAACCACCGCATGAGAACGGTCGCCATCCGGAAACAACACCACCGCTTCCGCACCGCTGTTTGCCCTTGCGGTAAAACCGTAGGGTTCAAGATGTTCAACCCCGGCTTTGGGTTCACCGGCAATCAGAGACACATCCACGGTCTGACATTTCGTGGCGGCACTGATGCTTTTCACCACGGCCCGCCCAATCAGGCCGAGGAGTTGTCGCTGCATGGCTTCAATCGTCCTCATCAGAACGGGTCCTCCTGTACTCTGGCTTTTTTCTTTTTTCGCGCGCCGGGGGCTTCGGGTTCAGGCAGATAAGCATCAGGTGGGCCGACACGGATTTCCGTCAGGGTGCCGTTCTGGTCCTGAGTAAACGTGACTTCCGAAACAAGCAGTTCGGTATTGTCGAAACCACAGACCGGATCAAAGACAATCACCCGCTGGTTGGGCTGCCACAGCGTACCGTTACCCTGTCGCCAGCCCTGCACCACATAGGTGGTTTCATCCGTCCGCGCCGCCCGTTGTCTGGCTTCAAAGTCCGCACGGGCAATACAGCCTGCCCCCGTAGCCTGCCCTGTCTGCCTGATATACATCGGACGGTAACGGGCAATAAATGCGTCCTCTGTGCGGGCCCGCAGCGCGGTGGTGGTGGCCTCACCGAAATCATCGTCGTTTCCGGCACGCTGCCCCGCCACCTGGTAAACAGAAAACCGCTCCCGGATACTCTTCTCCGTATCACAGGAAAGGATGTTTTCCCCGAGTACCAGCGCGGTATGTGCCCGCGTTGAGCCAATACCGCCAATCACCAGCCTGCCGTGCGGGTCGTCGTAAGCCAGTGCCTGCTGCTGACCGAGTATTTTGTTGATTACCTCAATCACCGTTTCACCGTGATCAGGCTGAACATCAGGAATAACACCCGACGGCGCACCGCTGTTCACCACCTCAATGCCGAAAGGCGCAGCAAGCGCCTGCGCAATCTGCACCAGCGAGCGTCCGTTAAACTGTGTCGGTTCGGCTGCACAGTCAATCAGGTCAGCCGTCAGACTACGTCCGGCAATACCGGTGCTGACCGAACGGGCATCGTAACGAACGGGCGTCGCCTCCACCCAGCCGGTGATCACCAGCTCATCACCAATCAGCACTTCCACTTTTGAACCGTTTTTAATGCGCGGCTGAAGCGTGGTGATACCCTCATCTCCCGGCCACTGGCGAGTGATCTCCACACTGAAATCCCGCGCCAGCCGTTCAATACCGGCACCGATGCGCACCGATGTCCAGCCATTCCACTCCCGGCCATTTACCCGTAGCGTGACATTGTCGTTCATTGCACTGGCACCTTCAGAGGGATCACCGGCACAAAGCCGGGATGCGTAATGGCATTACGCCGGATAATGTCCGCGTCACGCGCCGCGTTATCAAACCAGGTAGCCGCCAGCACCAGCGCGGGTAAAACCTCATCCGGTGTGCGCTGAATGATCCGTGCAGACTGTTCAAGGCGCGTGTTGATATCCGCATTCAGATCTGCTTTCACCCGGCGCAGCGCCAGAAACAGCGCATCACTGGTTGTACGGGACAACTCCTTATCAATTGCCGTATTCAGTGTGTCGCGAATGTCAGTCAGTTCTTCCCACGTCGGCAGGTCAACCGTGTTTTTCACCGCCGGTGCATTGTTCAGTGCCGGATGCGTGACGGAAGGCCAGCCAGTGCTCTGCGCGGGTGTTGTTGCCTGCCCCACTGCGGAATTCTGCATCACCGCGGAAGTTGTTGGCGCAGGCAATCGGGTGACGGCATACGCCACTTCGCTGATTGCGGTCGTACGAAGGGTGCTGGCAACCACGTTACGCTGCTGCGTCGCCGTGGCGGTGGTTTTACTGTCCGTTTTCCAGACGCCGCGCGGTTGCAGATCGCTGCCGAGGCTGACACCGGAAAGCGTTTTGATCATGGTAACCAGGTCGCTGGCGTTACCATAAAGGCGTTTCCCGGTACGCCACATTTTCTGCACCTGCTCAACGAAATTTTTGCCTGACGATGGCGGCGGCAGAAGTACCGAGATATCCCCCTGCAACAGCCTGGCGGCATCCGATACGGCAGAATCCACCACTTTCATCGCATCAGAAACATACCCCAGCATTATGCTGGCATTACCGATAACGTCGTTCTGCACGAAATCCGCCACACCATCGATACTGAAACCGCTGAAGCTGTCACTAATGCAGTCATCCAGTGCAGAACAGGATGACATCAGCGTCTGCGCCGTCGCCGCACCTGATGTGGGGTAAGAGAGTTCTCCTGCTTCGACAAACTTCAGGTCAAAGCGGACAATACGCCCTTCACTTTTCGATGTGCTGACCCGAACTTCCCCGTCAACACAGACTTTCAGCTCACCATATGTCGGGTGGACAAGCGTGCCGGGACCGGGTTTATTCAGCGCTTCAATCAGGCGATCGCGCTGGTCAAAGCAGTCATCTCCCACCACATAAGCTGTGATGGACGGGCGGAAAGTGACTTTTCCCAGATCTTCGGTATAGGGCTTGTCGCGGTTCGGGTATTCATGTGTTTCCACACGGCGACCGGTTCCCGCACTTTCTTCTTCAACCTTAAACGGCACGCCGCGAAATGACGCGTCCTGAAGCCTGTCACGCCAGCCTGAAGACGACGAAAGTAATGAAGGTCGGGTGGGAAATGAGGATAAATCCATAGACTGACCTCAAAAAGGACTGCGTTATCGTGGAAAACGAAAAGGGGAATACCCCACATCGTGCGTGATTTTCATCAGGGGATCGGCTTTTCCCGGTACATCAATTATCTTCATACCTGGCGGAGCATTCTCGAACGTGACTTTCAGCTCGCTGTGCTGTGTCATGGAAGAAGATGGATTCAACAGCGGAACATTGGGTTTGTACTGACTCAGGCTGGCCTGATACTGCTCGTACTCTTTACGATCAAAAAAAGGCGTCCAGTCTGAAGCCAGAAACAGCCCTTTATTATCCAGCCAGTTAACCGTATCTTCAGGAACAACACTTTCCAGAGTATCTTTAACCGGCTCATACATCAGGGTTCCCAGAAAACCATATACCCCGGCCTTCCCGATAAAGCCGCGGCCTTTCCCCATCAATCCCGTTTCTGCCGATACCTTCCCCAGCGTACGCATCTCTCTGGTCACTGCGGTAATGGATTTGGTAACGTCAGCAACCCATTTGGTTGCCATAAACAGGGCAATCGCTTTCAGAACAGTTTCCCATCCCCCCATCGCCTGCGCCGTTTCATCCACCACGTGCCAGACTTTTTTTATGACAGGACCTACGGTTTCCCAGTTATCAATAATGAGGTAAGCGCCACCAACCAGAAGAGCAATCAGCCCCTTAGCAGGCGTCATATTCATCACACCGCCGAGAACTTTCATAATTCTGGACAAAGAGCCTGCAGCGGCTCCCACCGTCAGTAAGGCCAGACCGATTTTAGCAATGGTCTTAACGAGCTCCGGGTTTTCACGGACAAACGTTCTCACTTCCTCAAGGAGCGGTTTTACCGCTTCAAGACCATCATTAACCTCAGGAAGAAACGTTTCCCCCAGCGTGGAAGAAATGGCATCAAGTTGATTTTGCAGAAGTAAAAGCTGGTTTTCCGTCGTCGCTGCCCTCGAAGCATATTCCTTCTGCATCGAACTGCCATATTGCTGGGAATCCGCAACCCGCCTGAAGTTGGTACGCAACAAATCAAGGTTAGTCAGCAGAGGTGCTATCGCGCCCAGAGACTCTTTCCCGAACAGGGCATTCAGCACAGCTGCCTGTTTTTCTTTAGGCACTTTAGCCATCGCATCCAGTACAGACAGCATGGTGCCCCGGGCATCTTTCTGCATATCAGTAGCTAATTTCTTCGGATTGATCCGCAGAAAACGCAATGCCTGTTTCTGCGATTTTGTCGCGGAATTTCCCGCGGTCAGGGAAAGCATGAAGTTCTTGATCCCTGTGGCGGCAATTTCTGACTCCACGCCCATCCCGGCAATGGTTGCCCCCATCGCCGCGATTTCGCCGGAAGCCACACCAGCAACACCACCTAAAGGACCAATACGCGTAACAATATCGGAGATTTTCTTCGCATTCGCCGGGCCGGTATTACCAAGGTAGTTGATTTTGTCAGCCAGCCCAGCCACTTCATCCTGTGTCATATTAAACGCAGTACGCCACTGGGCCATCATCTGCCCGGACTCTTCAGCCGTTGTATCAAAGGCCACGCCCATCTTCACCGCATCAGTGGCAAACTGCATCAGTTCATCACGTGCAATCCCGGCCTGACCGCCAGCCGCCACAATTTCCGCGATCCCGTCTGCAGACATGGGAAGCTCTGTAGACAAAGCGCGTACCTGCTCCGTCATGGCCTTAAATGCATCCGGCGTATCCAGACCGTCCACCACTTTGCGGACATCAGCCATCTTCGATTCAAGGGTGATGGCTGATTTTACAGGGAGTGCCAGTGCCCCCATTATTGCAGTACCAGCCCCGGCAGCGCCCAGAGCAAGGCTGGAGACTTCTTTCTGAAATCCCTTAAGCTGACGCTGCATACCTTTAAGCGGGCCGGATAGCCTGTCAACGGCGGTGATGATGGCTTTCAGCTGAAAATTATCAGCCATGCTTCATCTCCTCATTTATACGGACGGCCTCTGCCTCCAGATCAGCAAAGTGAGAAATAGCCGTCCGGCGAAGTTCAAGGGGGTTTAATTTCCAGAACCACGCGACATTGTAGAATCGCTTCCGGAGGTCTCTTCCGTCTCCAAGCCGGTAAAAAAACGCATTACAATCATGCCTGCCTTGAAAATATCCAGCTTCGTCATCTGCGCTGCAGACGAGCGCGGGATCCCGGCCAGAAGCGGGATATATTTCAGCGCCACCTGACTGTCCATTTTCATACCACCATCAGGCGAAACAGAGAAAGGGAACCCCAGCGCCTCAATCTCGTCATACGTAGGCTCACGTATTTCCAACACATGCAGTGTTTCTTTGTGGGCGATGATCGGTTTTTTAAGTACAAGCTCAATCACTGGTAATCCCCTTCTTCACCGTGAAATTCAATATCGACCGTGCCTTCTTCGGCATTATGGTTCGCTTCACCGTGCAGCCAGGCAGACGACAATACATAGACCTGACCGTTCGCCAGCTCGGCAGTGATGGTCATCTCATCAGACGAGGTGATTTTGCTCACCGGAAAATTCTTCGGTACCTTGAAAGTCCCTTTGACATAAGGCGCACGGTGAGTTTCCTTGCGGTCCACTGAACCGTCCAGGCCGATGATGTCATCATTGACCGTCCTGTTCATGGGCACCTCAATGCCGCCGGTCAGCGATAGCTGTTGACCGTCAATTTTGAAATAACAGGTTCCCCCGATACGGGCCATTATGCAGACTCCTCTGAATACTGAAGACGGAACTGGTTAACCACGGCAAAGACACGCAACTGGTTAACATAGTCAGGCGGGAACAGCGTGTTCAGGCGGTTCGGATCGCTGGCATCACGCTCCACAACCAGGTACTGCTTAAACAGTTCGTAGTTTTCCACGATCCCCGCACGCTCAAGCTGACGGTAGGTTGTCAGCAGTTCCCCTTTGATCACCGCCGGTGTGACAATCGCCTGACCGGGACCAAAGCGGGTACCGTCGCTGGCAAGCTTGTGACGCCCGTACTTACTGGTAATGACGGATTTCAGTTTGCGCAGCACATACGCGCTGGTATGCAGCGTCTCGCTGTCGAGGTAGCTGTTATCCGCAACACCGTAAGCATTTTTCCTGTACGTGGTGACATCACGCTGAATGCGCAGCACCCCGCTTTCGACATACGCCGTTGCCACGCCATGCGACAGCAGGGTCTGTTGTTCGGTCATCGTGAACCGTTTCCCCTTCGGCGCAGGCAGCATACCCACCAGCTCACCGGTCTGCGTGGGACGTGCCGGATCGTTGCGAATAAACACTGCTGCGCGGGCGGTACGGCTTGCCGCCAGCTCGTCGGCAGGCGTCTGGGTCTCTTTTTCGTATCCCGCCAGGGTAATGTGCTGCTGGTTAAACTGGTCACCTGCGGTCACCAGTTCTGACAGCGTGCCGATCTTTGCCGTATACACATGACCATACAGCTGACGCGCATAGCTCCAGCGACCGCTGGTATCGTTCATCTCGGTCACCAGCGTGTTAACGGAGGCCGTGTCGTTGAACGGCAGGCCGATATAATCAAACGGCTCATCCGCCATTGCAGCCACCGCGCCGGTGAGAACAGGAGCGCCCGTTCCGGCGGTACCCGTCGCCACGGCAATCTGTACGCCCGCTGGCAGCACTTCGCCCCCACCAAAGCCGTAGTAATTGAGGCTGACAGGAATTTCATTCCCGCAAAGCCCCTTATGACGCGCGGTCAGTGTGATCACGCCTGCCGAAGATGAGGCAGTAAACGGCAGGGTCGGAACGGCATTGATGGCATCTTTGATACTGCTGGCAATCGTCGCGACGTTATCGCCGTTGGTCACCGGTGCCTGCACGCGGGTACGTCCCACATAAACATTCACCGTGCCGGTTTCGGTTGCCGCTCCGGTCACCGTCAGCGTAACTGTTGCCGCCGCGCCCGTGGATTCAGGAACGGCAATCACATACAGTTCACCAAACGGGTCGGTCTGGCGATAAGCCTCGACCATACGCGACAACTGACTTCCCGCACCACAAATCTGGCGTGCATAGTCTGCCGATGGCATCAGCACCAGACTGTTGGCAACAATCTCTGCACCGTTATTGGCATGACCAATCAGCAGCGATGCTCCGCTGTCCTGTGCAGTATTCGCCGCCGAGTTATCCATTTCCGCATAAAAAATCGGAACCAGCGTATTCGACGGAATGGAGTTAAAGCTTATCGTCATCGGTATTCACCTTTTCATTCACGCGCCGGATATCACCCGCTGCTTCACGGCGCAGCCAGTAGTTGTTCTCATCAACATTTCGCCCCTCGGCGGGCAAAAGGTCGCCGCGGGCAGGGTCAGGAACTGACCGCCCTTTAACAGGTTTCACAAACATGAAGATTCTCAGGAAGGAAGGAAGGAAGGGTTATTTCGGTGTGATGTTCGATATCGCCGTCAGGCCCGTTACCGGGATCGAGATAATCAACATCAATCGCCAGCGTTCGCAGTTCATCCAGACTGTTCAGATCATCCTGCTGGCGGGTATCGTCTTCGGTCAGCTCGCTGATGACCGAAAAATCGAACTGATAAATCAGCTCATGACGATTCAGATCCAGCAGCGTGCCACCGTCATAGGTAATCGGATTACCGCACGCTTCCGGGTTCCAGCCCAGCAGGGCCTTAAAGAGCATTTGCCGGACATCGTCCACCACATCATACGAGGCAAACTGACCGCGCTCATCACGCCCGTTACTCAGTATGACAACCACGGAGAAGCCCTCTTTCAGCTCCTGCCAGTAGTCGGTCTGGCTTTTGTTTTCTCCCGGAGAATCATCACCCGGTACAACATATGCCGCCGGGAGTCTCAGCTTTCCGACCTCCGGCAGATTTTTGAACTGTGCCGCGCCTGCCACCCGGTTTTCAAAATACAGACAGCGGGCACGCAGCGCAGCAATAACAGGAGTCAGTTTCATGTTTTTTTCCTTCTTACAGGACGTAATGACCGCTGTAACTCACGGGACAGTAACTTTTGTGTCCAGTAACGACGCTGGTCGATGACATCAGCCATAAAGTTATTACGTGGTGCCAGCCGCCAGCGGGATGAATGCTGCTTTTTCTGGCGCTTATCCTTTTTGCTCATCCCGTATGCGGCATGACGCACACCGTAATACAGAAACGCCGGATAATACGCAGAACCTTCAGGAAAACGCCGGTTACCCTGCCCGTTTTTCTGGTTAGGGGAAATCCTGACCATCAGGCCAGAACGACGGGAGCTTTTACGGGGGACGTAATAACCTATAGAACGCGCAAGTCGTCCGGTCTGATAGCCGGGGTTTTCACCTGGAGCAGACCGACCACGTCGCATCACCAGCCGCCGGGCATCACGCATATAGACACGCCCGATTTGAACAAATGCCCTTCGGAGCCTGGCACGGTTAAACTCCATCTCCTCCGGTTGTTTGAAATCAACGTGTAAAAATGCTGTCTGATCCACTGCGTCCTCCCATTTGTTCTTCGGCACCCAGTTCCGTACACTCCAGCAGCAGAAAGCGCCGCGCCCCGTTCAGATCACGCTGACGTTTCACCCGGTACACACGGTCATCACAGACCACCTCATAATCAGCAGTGATCCCCCGGCGGTAGCGAATGGTGATGTAATGGGTGATGGCGTCCCCGGTCTGCGCGGTTTCCTGCCAGGTGGTGGCACTGGTCTGGATAACCTTCGCCCATGTCCGGAACGTAACCGGGTATTGAGGCTCCACGCCAAAGTTATCCGCGGGCATATCCACCCGCTGGCGGATCAGGACGCGTTTATTCAGTTCACCGGGGTCCGGCAGAATGTAGGTTGCGCTGGTCTGCGCCTGACGAATTTTCATTGCGGAAAGTACCTGTACGGGCCGACAAGCCAGCCAAAACTCTGCGGCATGTCGAGTTTCTCCACTTCCGTAACCGACGAGCGGTTTTCGTAAAAATGGCTGATAAGCATCAGCATCCCCAGACGAATATCATCCGGCAGGTGCAGCCCGTCTGGATCGCTCTCCGGAATGGTTTCATCCGGTGCATAGAGCTTCCGGTTCAGATACGTTTCCGTCCGCTTTTGCGCCGCACAGGCCAGCAGTTGCAGATGGCGGTCATCAGTATCGAAATCCTCATCCAGCCGGAGTTGGGCTTTAATCTCTTCCATTGTCAGAAGCATGCTCAGCCCTCTTTACTGGTCGTGGCTTTTTTCTCTTTTGCCGCTTTACTGCTTTTTGCACTGATTCCGCGCTCTGCTAACCCGGCCTGAAGTGCAATCTCCTGCACACGGGCAGGAAGCGCCCCGTCGTCATACTCACCGGCCCGAATGACCTCAACACGCATACCGTCCGGTGACCATTTCAGATCTTGTTTCAGGATCATGATTCTTCACCCGTCAGAACAGGGGGCGCGGTTCCGCGCCCATGAATGATTACGCCGCTGCAATCTTCAGCAGTTTGATGGCCTGCGAATCGACCAGCATCCCGCCGGTGCGCTTGGTGGTATAAAAACCGACAAACGGTTTATTGGTGTACGGGTCACGCAGAATGCGGGTGCCGATACGGTCAACGATGGTGTAACCCCGTTTGAAGTTACCAAATGCAATGGCTTTCGCATCAGCGGCGATATCCGGCATCTGTTCGTTTTCAGCGATACCGTAACCCGCCAGAGAGGACGGTTGCCCCAGCTCCAGCCCCGGACGCCACAGATAGTTACCCTCGGTGTCTTTCAACAGACGGATGGCAAACAGGCTGTTGTTGTTCATCATGAACTTCGCGCCAGTGCGGTGTGCCTTACGCAGCGTGTAAATCAGTTTGATAATGGCGTCTGCGGTCACCGTCGTCGCTTCACCGGATACAATATGCTGAAGTTTACCGAACGCACGAACCTTATCGGTTTCATCGGTGGATTCATACGCCAGGAACCCTTTTGGCTTCTTGGTGCCATCACCGGTGGTAAAGGCAATTTCTTCCTGTTCAGCAAATTCGGTCGCCAGCTCGCTGTTGATCCAGGCCTCCACGTTGAAGAAGGCATCATCCAGCATTTTCTGAGTGGCCTGCGGGTTACCGTAGATTTCCCCCATGAAAGGTTCAATCAGCCCCAGTTTTGAGGTGGCAGTCTGGGAGCGCGCGTCAGTCTCGCCCACCCATCCGGAAGCCGTGCCGCCCAGATTCACCAGTTTTTTGTAGTCGGAACCGCCAACAGTGATCACCGTGGCTTCCTGGCGCATCACCACTTCATCTTTCAGCAGGGTGAGAATGTTGCGATCCAGTGCTTCCGGCACGGCATAGCCACCGTCTTCATCGGTGCCCACCTGTAATGCCTTGCGCTCCAGATCGCGCAGACCGTCTTCACGGCCTTTACGCAGAAAGCCCACAAACGCTTCTTTATGCTCAGTGGCCAGTTTATTTTGCACACCACCTGCCGGACGTTTCAGCTCAAGCAGCTCTTTTTCAAGGTCGCTTTTGAGATTTTCCAGCTCGCTGAGTTTCCCGTTCAGGGTTTCCACCTGCCCGGCAAGTTTGCCTTTTTCCTGCTCAATCGCATCCACGCGCTTGTCGTTCTTTGCCTTGAAGTCGTCAAACTTCTGCTGCAGCTCCTGCGCGACCTGTTCCACATCTTTAATATCAACCGCCATCGTATTTCTCCTGATTAGAAGTTCAGATTTTTCAGTGCATTCAGTGCAGAGCCCACATCCTCAGCATCGCGCAGGGACAGTGCGCCATAGCCCCCGGCCATGAATGCTTTGGCCTGGGTACGGGAGAGTCCGACATCACGCAGGACTCTTTCGATTTTTTTCTGTTCAGGGATTTCCCCGCGGGCCAGCGCGTTCTTGACGTCGCTGATCCGCGCCTCGTCGTTAGACGGAAACGTCACCAGACTGACTTCCCAGAGGTCGATTTCTTTCAGCAAAAAGGCTTCTTTCGTCCGGTCGTATTCCCAGTCTTTCAGGACGTACCCAATAGAAAGGCCGGTTAACGAACCGGCCTTCATGTGTGCATGTGCGCGTTTTGCCAGGGGATCATCATCAATAAGCAACCGTCCCCTGACGTAAAGCCCGACATCGTCTTCCTTCATTTCGGTGTAAACACCGATGGGTTCATCCATGCGGTGCTGCCAGAGCAGCGCAGGTAACGCTTTTCTGTCACTCCACGCCCGCAGGGAAGCAGCAAATGCCCCGGACATCACCACATCATCGTGGCTGTCCTTTACACCAAAGACGGAGCCATACCCTTCAAACTCACCGGAGTCACTGACAGATTTCAGACTCAGCGGTACATCAAGACGTTGTTTCGTCTGCATTGGCGTTATCCTTCTGCTTACCGGCCTTACTGCCATCGGAGGGTTTCGTGGTCATGTTCATCGGTGTGAGATAGACATCACCACCGGGACGCGGATTCATATCTTCCAGGTCGCGGCAGTCATTGGGAGAGTAAATTCCCCAGTTAATCCCGGTGGCGTAGGCTTCAAAACGGGACTTCATATCCCCGCGCAGTAACGCCCCGGCGTTAAATTTGGCGTAATAAACGCCCTGCTTACTTTTTCGTACCAGTCCGGTGTTGATCCGCTGTTCGATGCGGGTCAGATACGGCACCAGTGAATAGTTGATAAATCCGAGCCCCAGTTCTTCGATATTGTTGAAGGTGGCGCGATCGGTGTTCTGCACCATGTGCAACGGTACCCGGAACAGACGACAGATTTCTTCAAGCTGAAACTTGCGGGTTTCCAGGAACTGGCTGTCCTCGGCGTTCAGCGCCATCGACTTCCAGTCCAGCCCCATCTCAAGGATCATCGGGCGGTGAGCATTGCCAAGCCCGGTGTGACGCTCCTCAAAATCTTTCTTCAGGCGCTCATAAGCCTGATCTGACAGCGTCTGCTCTGTACGCAACACACCCGACGTCACCGCGCCATTGCTGAACAGTCTGGCCCCGTGCTCTTCGGTCGCTGCCGCCAGCGATATTGCCTCGCGGGCATAGGCGATGGGATTCAGCCCCACCAGTCCGTCCAGCGTCAGCGTGCGCACATGCCAGATATCCTCCTGGCTCAGTACATCCGAGGAGCCATCCGGGAATGTGATCTGATAGACCGGCTCCCAGCTACTGTTAAGCTTCGGTACCACACAGCCGGGATCGACGGGCAGCAGTTCAGCCACTTCGCCAAATGCTTTCACTTTGTAGGCGTAAAAGTTTCCCCGCAGGCACAGACAGGTGACCACCAGCTCCCAGAACTCCTGCGGCGTCATATAGCCATTGGGATGCGTGGAGATCAGCTTATGCAGACGTTCGCCAGTGGCTCTCTGCTTCAGGCTGCCGTTCAGGTGATACAGGTTGCAGGGCAACATCCCGACCGACTCCGCCAGCACCCTGACGCAGGAAAAAACCGCCGTCAGTCGCATGGCCCTCTGGCTGCTGATCTGCTTTCCGGTATAGGTGTCGTATGACAGCCCGATAGCATCCGCCAGCTCTGCTGGCGTGGTCACCGGTGCGTCACTTTTTCGTTGAAATAATCCCGAAAAGAACACTATTTACCTCCACCAACAGACATCTGTGTACGGTCGAGATATCGCGCCACCAGCCACGACCAGAACAGGCATAACGCCCCGGCAACAACAAACCCCGCCGGGGGATAAATCAGCCAGGCACCATACGCCAGCAAAAGCACCCCCAGCACGCCCACCAGAGGCGCGAGAATCAGCATGATCATAATTACCTCAGTTAAAGCGAGCGGATCCCGTAGGACTCAATGTGATCAGACAGCGTGTCTTCTTTCTCGTACAGCATGGCTCTGCCAACCGCCATAATCAGCGCAACTGCACCGTCAATTTTGTTTTCAGCCTGCTCTTTGACGGGTTTCACCACATCATCGTTACCCGGCATGTTTTTGCCGACCACGTTGCCGATACACCAGGTCATGATGGGATTGCCGTCATGATGAAAACGTCCCGATTCAATCGCTGCTTCCAGCTCTTTCATCGGGTCGGACATGTTGGTGTAGTTCTGAATGATAGTGATGGGGTTCAGGTCTTCATCAGCAAGGTCATGTGACAACCCGGTCGCCCCGAAGGGGTCGATGGGTGACTCACTGACCGGGCTGATTTTGTTCGCCGCTTTGGCCTCCTCGAGGATGTAGCGATAATCCACCTCTGCACCATCGGTAACGGTCAGGACGCCCATTTCCACCCATTTCTGAAAGCGTTCGGCTGTCCGGCGATCTTCATTTTTCTCGACGCTGTACACCGTGTCATACGGTACCCAGAAACGCGGGGCCACACTGTAGTAATGCGTTTTACCGTCAATCTCGCGGGTATAAAGTCGCGCCATGCTGTTCATATCCAGTTTACGCGCCAGGTCAAAGGCCAGAATGCACGGCTGCCCCTCGAATTGCTCAAGAGTCAGTGATTTATCCTCGCAGCTCTGCCAGCTCACCAGGTTGAAATACGCCGAACGCGCCGACACCCAGATATTGAGGTGTTTTGTTTTAAAGACGTTTGCCAGACGGGCGTTATTTTTCGCACGCTGTTGCTGACTTAACAAAAACTCACGGTAAACCGACACCCCGATATTCGGGTTGGCTTTTTCCAGCACCTGTGGGTTGGTCCAGTCGTCACCTTCGTCAACGGTATAGATGATCCCGAACAGTTCATCGTTGGGTACCGAACCGTTGAGCATCTCGATAACTTCCCGCCGTTTGTCGTAGCACGGCCCCTCAATGTTGTACCCGGCAGTAGTAATGGCCCACATCAGTGGCTGACGTCGCGCCCCCATCCCGGTAAGCATCGTGGTGTAAAGCGCATCGGTGGCGTGCTCGTGATATTCATCCACCACCGCACAGTGGGGTGATGATCCATCACCGGGGTTACCGATCAGCGGTTCAAACCGCGCGCCATCCTCCGGACGGTTCATGTTTGAGGCGTTAACCTCAATCCCGAACGCTTCCGTCAGCATGGGTGTGCGTTTACACATCAGTCGCGCCGGGCGAAAGACTTCCCACGCCTGTTTCTCTGTCGTGGCACCGGAATACACTTCCGCGCCAAACTCGTTATCACAGGCAAAACAATACAGGGCGACACCGGCAGAGATTGCCGATTTGCCGTTCTTACGGGGGATTTCGGTATACACCTCACGGAAGCGGCGCAGCCGGGAGCCTTTATTGACCCAGCCAAACGCGCAGCAGATCACAAAGAGCTGCCACGGCTCCAGCGTGATGGGCATCCTCTTAAATGCCCACTCACCCTTGGTGTGCGGCAACAGCTGAATAAATTTGGCGGCCCGTTCAGCCAGGTCCTTGTCGAAGCGGTAACGAAACGACTTACTTTTTTCCGCCATCAGGTCATCAAGATGGCGCTGGCAGGCCTGAATCACAAACTGGCAGGCCACAATCTTTCCCCGCACGACATCACGGGCATACTGATTGGCAGCATTTACGTTGGGGTAAGATTTCCGGCTCATGATTCGATGATTTTCAGAAACGGGTTAGTGGCTTTCTTCTGCCCCGCCAGGCCTATCAGACGCTGGCGGCTGCTGGGGTCGAGTCCGAGCATTGCCCCCGTGCTGCTCATCTCGGACTCCTGTTCTTTCTTGGCGGTCAGCTCCGGGTTTTTGACCCTGCCGCCCATTGCGCCGGTGATGGTGTTGCCCTGGCTGGCAATATTTTTCACGGCACGTCGCCAGAACTCATAGGCCACGCACCACCGCTCAAGTACCGCCAGGTCAGTCACGCACAGCAGGCCCTGACCGCAGAGTTCTTTGGTTGTCAGTTGCCACATGATCGTGGCGAGAGGGAGATCTTCTTCTGCGAACCACTCCGGTGGCTCAACACCTTTGATGGGCGTAAAAACAGGTTCATCTTTGTTCAGGGCTCGCTTGCCGGGGTTTCCGGCCAGCGCCTTGCGCGCCGTTGGCTTGGGGCGACGCCCGGAACGCCCCGCCGTTCCAGCCATATGCGGCACTCCTGGTTAAATTTCATTTTTCGCGGGTATAAAAAAACGATGGGGCGGGCAGTCCGGAAGACGTCAGGCCGCAGGGATTTGACCCGCCCCTCCCCTCAGACAGTTGAGAATTATTATCACTTTAACCGTTCACGGGCCGTCTTCGCCTTATGGCAGGGCCAGCACAGACTCTGCAGATTACTGTCGGCATCAGTGCCGCCATGCGCTTTAGGAACGATGTGGTCAACGGTTTTCGCCTCACGCACCACACCAGCATGCAGACATGACTGACACAGGCCTTTGTCACGCTTCAGCACACGTTCACGGATGACGTCCCATTTCGAACCATAACCGCGCTGGTGACGGGATTGTCCAGGTTTGTATTGCTTCCAGCCTTCGCCTTTGTGGCTTTCGCAGTAGCCTGACGGGTCAGTAGTGGTATGGCGGCAGCCGCGAACACGGCAGGCTTTTGGTGTGCGTGGTGGCATTATCCGTCCTTCGGTGATGTAGCTGCTTCTGTTGGGTTCATAGTTGAAATCCTGTTACGCCATAGCAATGTATCTGCCATCGTAATGGCAATAAAAAAGCCCCGCGATTGCGGGGCTGATGGTTATATAAAATATTAGCCAATTAAGTCGTCAATTTTTTTCTGAATATAACCATCCAGCAAACGCCTTGAAACGTCAACTAATGTTCCAATGCTTGCATCTTTAAAGCCGGTCTTGAGAGAATTCCAAACCTCTTTATTCCTGAGAGCTTCAAGGAAGTCATGACCGCTTGAAGTTAAGCGTAACGGTATAACGAACCATGATCCTCCATCAGCAGCCTCAGAGAAACCAAACCCATACTTGCCGTCTGTTCTAGCAATTAGTTGACGATCAGCCAATAAACGCATATGGAATAAAAATTCATCGGTGCTGTAGTCATACCCAGCCAGCTGCAGCTGCTTTATATCAGTATGCGGCTCTTCAGACGCCTCGAAAGCGTCCAAAAGACCTTTCAAATACTCGTGATCTATTTTCATAACATTCCCTTTTATGAATGAGGGAATAATTTAACATTAAACTAGGCACTTGATGAATACTTGGCGTAATGCCTCTAGTGGTCGAGTTGCAATACACCGTGCTTCAGTAACTCTAAATAAGCGATGAGCCAGGCATAAACGGGGATAAACTCACAATCATCTTCGAATTCTGGGATGATTCCGGTAGCGATGGTGTATTGAGGCTGGCTATCTTCCTTCGCGAAGGATGCAAGGTCTTCAAACTGCTTAGCTGTAAGAACCACTGTCATACCTCTGTCGTTAAAAAACCTCGCTATTGCGAGGTTCGCGATTGCTCAATCGTTCGGATGTCCGCTTTATCTCTGTTACACTGCCCCAGCGCCAACAACAAGCTGACATTCAAATCCAAACTGCCGCCATAGGTCAGCGGCTCAGGAATAGCTGGTTGCAGTGTTTCAGTGGTCAGATTCGCCGGTAATGGCACCGCTGGAACTGGCACGTAAACTGTCCGCGTACTTCCGCAACCGGTCAGCAGCGGCAGCAGGCACAGCACGTGAAGCACAATCATCATCCGCAACAGCCATTTTGATATCTTCCTGGGTTCTCTGTGACTCCAGTGTGCTCTGCTGTTTTGCATGCTGGTTAGCCTCCAGTACTGTATTGACGATTTGCAGTGATTGCAGGACGTTATTGGTAATGGCAGTTGCCGATTTGGCATTTTGTACAGCCTCATCAGCACGTTTCTTTTCGTGCTGATATTTGCTGTAGTAGTAGTTGGCTGACCAGATGAAAGAACTGACGACAGTAAAAAGGAAAGCAGCAATAACCAGCTTATAGCTTAACTTCATTTACCACCCCACCAGCCTCTTTAAATCGGGCAATCAGGTCACCGATTTTATGTTCATACTGACCGTAACCTGCACCAGGTAACGACGCCCAGATATTGCTGCAACGGTCGATTGCCTGACGAATACTGCCGCGGTCAATCATCGGTAAAGCACCACGCTCTTTAATCTGCTGCAGAGCTACAGCGTCCTGGCTTTCTGGAGAAAAATCTTTCAGGCCAAGCTGTTTACGGTAAGCATCCCACCAGCGTGAAAGAAGCTGGTAACGTCCGGCGGCTGTTGATTTGAGTTTGGGGTTTAGCGTGACAAGTTTGCGAGGGTGATCGGAGTAATCAGTGAACAGTTCGCCACCAACAATAACATCATAACCGTGGTTACGTGTCGGTTGTCGCCCGTTATCCGTTCCTTCTGACCATGCCACCATATCCAGGAAAGCTTTACGCTGGGAATTTAGTGCCTGCATAAATTACTCCTTCGAGCTACCAAATTTGTTACCGATTACTCGCATTGCAGCCCCACGAATAGCATCGACACCGATCAGCCCCACGCCACCACCAATGGCAACAGAAAGCGATTTAGGCCATCCGACATATTCAAGAGCGGATGCAAAGGTCAGCGTCAGAGCGCCACATAGCAAAATCTCGAGCGTTTTTCGCTTCCAGCCACCACCACCGCCAAAATAGGCGATGCGCAAACCAGCCATAACGATCGACATAATCACTGCACCCAGCGG